ATTGGATATATTACAACTTTCGACTTAGTTAACTTACTAAAGAAAGTTCATACTGAAAATAAAGTACAACTTGTAATGCTTTCTTTGACTGCACATCAACTATACCATAATGCAAATGGTATGTATATTCATCCAGATATGTGTTTCGGTAACTGGATGGCTTTCTTAGAAGAATACAAATTTGGTATAACTATTGAGCTGGCAAACAAAATAATAAACTACGTAAATTATGCTATCTCTTTAGGTGATACACATACTGGTGAACTCCTAAAACTCAGAGATAAAGTCCAAGATTGGAGTGTATTAAATGAATATGGAGTTAATCGTACTGGGTATTAATTATCTTATTATCCTACTTATAATCTTCTTAGTTTATAAAGTTGCTAATAAGATTGCTAATTCCTATAAGGAAAAAAATAAAAGAGAATTAGATTTGATTCAAATGTCTATGTCTACTTCATTAGATGAAATGACACAGACTATTGATACATTTATAAATGAATCTATTCAAGAATTTGCAGTTATGAATAATATTCAAGATTCTAAGTATATCAATACTGAACTTGAACAAGAGCTCCGTAACTTTGTTATGGAAAGCGTAAGTGGACGTATATCCATTAACCTACTTAATAAACTTAGACTCTTCTATAAAGAAGATATTATTCCTGACTTGATTGCTAAGAAGATCTTCCTAGCAGTTACTGCATATACAGCAATTAATAATAATGGTGCTACAAGTAAAAAAAAATAAATAACTTTGGAGGATGGGAATATTCCCATCCTCCTTATTATTTTAATCTTCGATATCAGATACTGTTGTACGGAATACATCAACTCCGCCTTCTAATACATATGCAGATTTACCTACATATGGATCTTTAGAAGTAAAGTTTCGTGCTACTTCAACTGCATTATTGAAGTTATTACAAACTCCAATTGTGTATCCAAATTGGTCTTTAACTATATACATATTATTTACCTTCTTTCTTTAATGTGTTAACTACATCGACAACGAATAAGAATGTGGACACGAAGCTTAAACCAATCCACATCATTGGATATTTCTTAATGGAAGCTTCAACATTAGATAATTCAAATTTGTGTGTACGTTTTAACATGATATAACCTCTTTCTGTCCTAAGGACTAAACACTAAATACTATATCATTATATCACCTTAATAATATACAGCTATAAATACCCACTATTACAAAATGACAAAAAAAAGAAAAGCCACTAGGAGTTAAACTCCTAGTGGATCATTTTATACTTTTCCATATACTCCCCAAATAAGGGAGCCAATATATCTTATTACTTTTTCATTATAGCTAATATCCAATGATTTAACATCGGCTGGATCTAGATCGATATAATAAATGTAGTTCATACTAGATACTTTAAATTTAGATTGTAAATTGAATTCTCTATAGTATGCTATATTAAGTTCACCGTTTACATAATCACGGTAAAAGCTTCTTATAGTTTCTACAGCAAGTTGAATATTGTTTTTAGAAACCATATTCATTATCTTAAATATCAATGCAATAAAGTAGTCTTTATGAAGCTCTATATTATGTGGATCTAATCCGACTATAGCTTGCTTCATTCCAAACATATCTTGTTTTGTCATTAATATGAATTCACCAACTCTAATAAAGTTATCGTATTCATCTACTTTAAGATTATCGTCATCTAAGTCGATATCATTTAATACTAGATTGTAATCATTGAGATATAAAATCTTTTCTGGTTCAATCTTATCTAAATGATAAGACCAGTCCATTTTATTCTCTGATGTATACTTATAGATAGTATCACCTATAAGTATATCAATAGATGAAAATCTCATTGTTTACTCCAATGCATTTGTATATGTATTCATATCAAATGGGTACCAAATCTGTAATGGTTCAAAGTTCTTCTTAGCCTCAAGTTTATAATAAGCTGCACGTTGCAAATATGCAAGTTGAGCTCCTTGAGGAGAGAAGTCTATATCATCACGTATACTATATACATCATCCATATCATAAATGATTTGTGGGTGTATACCATACGTTCTTCTAATTACATTACACATCATTTGAGTAACCATATCAGAATATTCATCATTGCTTACAATAATGAATACTTCAGAACCATTATAGAATCTATAGATAGCTTTATAGAATTCATAGAACTCTACTTCAGATTGATTAAACAATACTTCACTAAAGATTGTTTCAAAATCTGGGCTATCGATAAGATATTGATAAGTCAGCTTGTTGATAAGCTGACTTACATAATTCCATGGATTTCTTGGATAGTCTCTTGATGTCAATTCAGCTACAAAGATATTCTCTGGTAAAGCATCTTGTTGTTGCTTTAGATCCCAGATATCTTTATAGTCCCCATATTCTATCATGAGTTGTTTATCCAATTTATCTTTATCATCTGCATATAGATAAGATCTATAATATTGATAGATTGGTTCTGTACAAAATACAAACTTCATTCTAATCACCCATCAATGCAGGAGTCAAGTCAGGATCTTCAGACTTGACAGCTATAATATTTTGGAATGCTTTATCTTGTAACTCTACAGGAACTTCATCATCTAACTTGATATTCTTACTCAATAGATAAGAGTTAACTGTATTTCTATCAAATGAAGTATTAGCCATATATCTTACATAGCTTTGCTCATTGATATATCCATATTGGAATAAGTTAGTTACAGCATAACCAATACTAAATACAGATGGAATGAATGATACCATACTTGGACCACTATATGTCATCTGTAATTGTAAAGATGTAGCAAATACTGTCATAAGAACGTCCATAAATGGGATACTATCTTTACTCCATTCTTCATCTGTAGTATAAACTACTACATTCTTATTATGCATAGCTGCACCTACAAGGAAGATATTCATAATAATATCTACTTGGTTTAGATAAGACAGGTAAGCTTCTTTGAATGCATCTTCACCATAATCTACATAGACTGATACTACATTGAATGGTGGAAGCAATACTGGAAGCTTAACTACATTTGGATTTTGTAATAGAACTGCTGGTGCATGTTCAGTTACAATAACCACTCTCGTTCCTGGATCAACACTAGCTTGAGCAGCTAGTGTTGGATCATTTGTGAACGTAATTCCATTCATAGAATCACCTCTTAGTAACGATCACTTGTGGACATACGGCGACGACGAACTTTAGGTTGTTCTTCTTCATCTTCTTCTTCGAATTCAGATTCGATGTCCAACTTAATATTTAGAATAATTGTAGCGGCATTAGCTAATTCATCACCTAATGCTTTACGAAAATCACCAACACGAACTTCATTATCTTTCTTGATGTCACTATCAATATATGCATAGAATACTTCAGGAAGAAGATCTTCAATACGCATTACTTTAGAATCATCAAGTTCATTCAAGATTCGTGTGAATTGTTTATCCAACTCTAAGATCTCATTATAGCTATAAGCATCTTCAGTACCTACAACGGATTCAATATCTGCTGCAGCTTCACCAATGAATTCACCTAAAGTTTTAATTTGATCAACTGTTAATAACATATCTTCTTTCTCCTCTACAGGTTTTTCTTCTAATTTAATGTCATCATCTGTATCAATTTCTACATGCTCAGATGGCTTGCTTTCAATGTGAATAGGATTCATCTTAATCACATTTTGAGGATTTTTCATGTCCTCTGATAACTTCTCCAGAGCCTTGCTGTGCATAGTATTTTCTAGATCACGAGCAGGTCTTTCTGGTTTAGGAGCGAAGTATTTGTTAATACGTGGTGGAGCTGGATTAGTAGCTGGGACTTCAATAACCAATTCAGGCTTCAATTCTTCTTTATGGAATTCTTCAGCTTTCTTTTTCTTAAACTCTTCAGTTTCTCTATGCATATCTTCATAATACTTACGAATTTTTTCTTCATTGACAATAGACTTAGCTTCTAGTTTAGCTAATTGCTCTTTCTTCTCTTCGATCTCTTCAAGATCTAGTTTAGAAGTGATGTCTAACTTATTCTCAGCAGTTTCATTTACTTTAACTTCATCAGTGTAAACACCATGATCGTTATCCCAATACAGTTCACCGTTTTTGAAAATTTGGATCTTCATAGTCATGTCTATTTCCCTCTTTCTTGTAAACAAGGCGATCTTCTTACGACCATCTTTGAATTCAGATGCCATATGAATCCCGCCACATTTAAGACATATAATATTGTTGAACCCAGCATCATAATCTAATTCCCCTCGGCATTGCTCGGTTGTATCTAGATTCAATGTATGAGTACAATATAAAATCTTTGGATCCAGAATATACATGTCTGCATAGTCAAGTAACACTGGACCAAATCCTTTTCTTAAACCCCAGTTCTTAAATGCTTTAGTACCAAAGTCATCTATGATAAATCTACCAACAATGGTTTCCATTATTCTATAGATATCTTCTCGTACAGACCACATTTGATAGAGGTTCTCTATTGGTACTACACGTTCAAATATACCAACATTACCATCTTGACTAATATCAAAACACTTAGCCACAAATGGTTTTAGATACTTCTGGTTTACGATCTCATCTGGATTATTCTTAGAGCCAGCTTTATCTAATGCTATCTTAATACAGAACGTAGCATTATCATCAAGTGGTTCATAAACAACACGATTCGTACCACAACCAGATCGCTTAAACCCTTTTGGTTTAATGATAGCATCTAGCTTCTGGAACTTCTTCTTGAAAGCTTTATCCTTGCGATCAAAGATGATCTTCTTAATCAATGCTAATTCATCATCATTAAAGAAATCATACACGCAAGGACCTTCAATAGATTCGAATAACTCCTCCAATGTAGTGAATGTATTCATACTTTGGTAGATATCCGCATCATGATATAACCTACTATTGATCTTGGAGTTATCTAAGTTGCCAGTCAAATCATCAATTATTGTTGACTGCAGTTGCATCCCATGTACCTCCTAATTCAGGAGCAAAGTATTGCTTAAGTCTAGCTGCTCTATCCATAGCTTTACCATATACTTCCTTCTGAATTTCTTTCAATGGTCTATCATCATAAGTTTCAGTTTCTGGATCTTTAATTCTAGCACCTTCAGGGAATGGTTTATTAGTTGCTTCCATTTGCTCTAAGATAGAGTTATCGAAAGCTACTCTACGTCTATTGTAGTTGTATCCCATTTCATCAGGTAAAGATAATCCAAGAATGCCATTATTCATAGCATCAGCAAAAGCTGCATTATCATCTAACTCATTAAGTAAGTCACTAGTTCTACTAATTCTAGTTTTATGAGCATAATTTTCAATAGCATCATTGAATTGATCATGATCATAGAATCCGCTTAAATCTCTAGGACGTACATGAGTTAAAGAATAATTATAGGCTGGCATTGCTTCAGAGTATGTATCAAACATATTCATCAAGCCTTTATGCTCACCTGGTTTACGACGTTCATTAATCTCTTGAAGTTTAGCAGTGAATGGAGATCTCATACTATAAACACGGATCGTTCCATTAGGACCTACTGCACCTCGACGAGATTGCATATAAAGAATTTGTTGTTCAGACATTGGAATTACATTTGCAGCTCTAGCATTTCTAGCTAACGTTTCAGCTCGCTTAGTATATGCTTCAAACTCTTCTGGAGTCAAGTCATTAACATCTTTATCTGCTACTGGGTCATAAGCATTACCACCCATTTGAGGACTTGTACGTTTAACAAAACTATTCCATGTACCATCTGTTTGATAGTATGGATTATAATTCAAGTCATGCATCATACCAAATGGATCGCTATCAACAACTTCATTAGCCTCTTCGACTGTATATCCTAAATGATTAAAGCAATCTCTAATTATACCATTAACCATAAACATTTGCTCAGTATATTCATCACGACGTTGTTTAGCTTCAGCATTAATCTCCATTTGAGCCTTAATTCTATTCATTTCGTCATATATACGAGCATGCTCAGGATTTAATGGACGACCTGTTTTGTCTACCCATTCTTTGACTTTACTATCAAAGTAACAACCATTTGCATGAAGTTCTTCAGCTGTAATGAATGTAACCATATTAGGATTATTCTTTACAGATTGCTCATACTTATAATGCTCATACTTGAGCTTATTAGTATTATACTTTTGAACTTGATAGTTGTATTCAAGGATTTGCTGTTCATACTTATAGAAGTCATCCATTGGATGGTTAGGTATATTTTGTTGAAGTTCTTGAATACGGTTATTGATATTATTGATTTCTCTTTCCCAGCTAGCTCTTACTTGAGGTTGCATATAAGTCCATTGAGAGCAGAGAATTGTATTACGTTGGTCAATAAGAGCACGAATCTCATTATAGACGGCTTGTTTGTTTTCTTCAAACCAAGCACCTTTAATGTATTCATTATACTCATTAGTATATTTAACCATCGCATTATAGGTAGCCAATCTTTCTTCATACGGAATAGATTGGTCTTGCATTTCCGCAGAGATATCTCTTGGAGGTTGCAAGTTAGTTAGGTCATAAATTCTTTTAGGAACTTCCATCAAAGGAATTGTACAACCGAAAGGTACATTCAATGCATCTAAGTTATACTGACCATTTGGAAGCATTGGAGGTAGTCCAATAGCTGCTTGCATTTGATATTGGTCAGCCATATATGTATTCTGTACCATTTGATTCAACTCTTCATCAGTTGTTGTATCTATTTCTGGATCAGCTTCTTTAGTTACACCAACCATAAAGTTTTCTAAGTCAGGAATATTAAGACCTTCTTGATCTTTAAGTTGCTCCATATAAGCAAGATGTCTTCCTACACCAGAAGATAATACTGCTGTACCTGGAGGGAATTGTCTAAACATCCCTTCAGTAGGATCTAGTCCCATACTAAGCATCTTTTCTTCATACAATTCTAGATTGTAATCTAATTGATACTCAGGGTGTGTTTTCAAGAACTCATGGATTTCATTCTCATCAGTAGATTCATTCCATGGAACCGGTCTAATGTGTACACCGCACACGATGTTATTTAAGCGATTAATATACTCATTCCGTAAAGATAAAGTCTGAGCCATAAACTCATTACGAATTCTACTTTCAGATGCTTTAATCTTACCACGGATGATATCCATCGCCTCTGGATTATTAAGGTCGGATAAGCTGAATCCGACTACTTGACCAGAGCTGTCTGTCTTAATCATCTAAATCCTCCCATACCATTCATCATATCTTGAATAGGATTACCTGTGTAGATTGGTTGTCCTACACGACTTCTAACCATATTATCATACTCTACTTTGAATTGTGGACAGTGACGATATAATACATCAATCTCTCCAGCATCTGCAATATCAGTTGCACCAGTCTTAGTATGATGGACATATACTACACCATTTGGATCAATGTAGTATCTTAAGCTACTAGTGAAGTCTTGATGATGTTCAGGAGCTACAACTTCCTTAATTGGGTTAGGAGCATCTCCATTTACATAACGACCAAAGATTCCACTATAAGGTTTTGGTTTTGGTTTACGAATCTTATTCTCAGCTACTGGGTCATATGGTTTCTCTTGTGGTTCACCAGTTCCCATATGCTTAGCAATAAGATTACCAAAGTACCCATTATTAGATTTATGATCATGGTTACAACCACAACCACATTGATGGTGATGTTTCTCAGCCATCATTTGTTCATGAGCTGGTTCAATATCTTCTTTAAAGATCTTCATAGCTCTTTCTTGAATGATTGCAGCTTTCTCTTCGATATAAGCTGCTACTCGTTCATATTCCCATTTGTGAAGTTCTACTTCAGTTTCAGCACTAATAGGTAGTGCAAGACCACCACTTGTTAAGATAAAAGGTTTCTCGTTTGCGTCATAGATAACGCCAGGGTTTAGTTTCAACATAATTTTTTCTCCTTTGTTTGAATCTGTCTCTTCGTAAAATGTGTTAGTTGATAATGTGATTTCGGAACCTCCAAAACTATCATACTCTTCTTTAGTAATTTGCTCCACTTCGACGCAATGGGGTACGCCGAATTCATCTACGAAATTAATGATATCCATATGGGTACCTCCTTTTTAAATCGAAATATGTAGATCACCATAATAATATATGCCCATATAAAAAATTAAAGAGAGCATATTCCTCCCTAGGATTACTATGATCCTAGGGAGGTATTTATTACATGCTTCTAATATAATCAACTAGATTTTCTTTAAATGAATGACTATCTTTAGTAATATCCGTACCAGTAGATTTTAAGATATCATAATATGCTTCTTCAATATCTAGTAATGTAGAAGAATAGTTAGGATTATTAGCTTTAATCAAGTGATCATTAGCTAATTCTTGTTGTAAACGATATTTGCTGAATGCTTTGAGTCTATTAAGATCACGTTTGAATTCTTCTTGAACTTCAGCGTATGCTTCAGGATGAGAATCTGCTAAGTTCTCAGAGAAGTCAGGTTCTTCTGGTTGGCAAGTTTCCATATTATCAGCTTCAGTACCTAGATCTACGATATCACCTTCAATGGTTTCATATACATTATCACTAGGTGTTTGTACTTCCTCAGTATCCTCTTCTACAGGTTCAAGAGCCCCTTCAGGTGCTGTAAAGAAACCATCAGCATCTTTATGGAAACGAATGATATTACCTTCATCATTATCATCAATTTCTTCTGAATGGTTAATATATACATCTAAACCATTAGCAATTCCTTCTGGAAGAATAGTTAGATCATAGAATCCAGCTTGGTATAATTGAACTACTTCAGCTTCAGTAATACCTGTAGGTTTAAGATTCTTAAAGATATCTAATACACGATGATCATTATCTTTACCAGCTGCAGCTAAAAGAACAGTTGGGTCAAATAACAAGCTTGCTTTATATCGTGTAGGTGCTTCATTATCACGAATAGTAATATCTTTAACAGAAGCAATTGGTACAAAGATACGATTAACTACTTCATTGCCAAATGTATCAAATGCAATATATTTAGTACCTTTAGCTACAGAGAAGCAATCTTCGATATCCATTACTTTATCTTGGTTAGTATCTAGAGTGTATGTATTATTGATAAGATTAGTAGATGCTTTACTATCTGCAAATCCTTCCATCTCAGCATATTCTACTAAGCTATAAGAAATAGCAAAGTATTCAATATTCTCAGCTGGGATGATATGAATATTTTCATTCTCATCAAAGTAGTTGAAGAATCCTTTTGCTTCTAGCATAGGACTATCTGCACTAATGTAACCTTCAATCTCGTGGTTACGTTTAGAGTTTCTTGTTTTTACAAATAATAAGATTTTACGCTTTTCCATTATATTCTCTCCTATAGTTTATTTCTAACTACCTTAAAATAGATAGGATATATTAATCTCTCATCAAATAACGCTGGTGTGCATTTACCTTCATCAGGTTTATAAATTACACCATGCTGCATTCTAATCAATGATGCTCTAGTAGATTCATCAATATAATTATTCCATTTCTGGATATATGGAATCTTATCCATTAAATCATCTGGAACTAGCCTATAGTTTCTAGCTAGACAATTATATGCACTATGAATACCAGCTGTTGAATTGATCTTAACATGGGATTTACAATGAATAAAATTGATCTTATGTCTATTTGGATCAAAAGTATTGATTATAAGATCAATTATAGATTTGATGATAGTCTGATTGGCTACTGCATTACCAGAACCAGTATACATAATACCATTCTCATCCATATGAGTTATCCAATTATATATCCATTCTTTTAATCCCATAACTGAGATATTACTGTCGGAGTAGATATTGAATTCATCAACTACGTCTTTATATTCTACAGCTATCTGTATTGCTAAATATAATCCAGTCAATTCACCATAGTTATTGGTGTTGCGATCAATTACACAATGATATTCTATATCTCTCATATCATTAATTACTGATACTGCACCACCACAAACTCTATTACCTTTAACTACATCTACCTTACCTAATACAGATGCATCTGAAAAGATATCAAGTACTTTCATAAGTTTCACCTCCTTTATTAATACTTTGTAACGATCAAAATAAAAAGTAAATACCCATAGGAGATTAACTCCTATGGGTATATTCCGTTTCTTATTTAGATACTAATTCAATGCCTTTATTGATAATATTTTTAAGCATGTTTGTTGCGTGACCAACGTTTACAAGCCCAGATTCAGGATTTGTTTCTGCTGCTTCTTTCATGCTAGTTAAGCGTTTTCTGTCGATTAAGACCGCAAACTTAGCATCATCAGGAATCAAGTTATCAGTCTTGATATTTCCAATAGCAGTCAAAGGATCCGTTTCCAAAGCCGATTCCATATATCGAGCTAGGTCGTAGGCATCTACAACTAGAACTTTAGAACCATCTTCCTTCGCAGCTTCAAAAACTGGAACAGCCGCAACTGGGAATTCAGGAGCCGCTTGAAGTGTGTTAACTTGTTCTAGAATATCATGTAGATCATGACTCATTTCTTGTAATGCATTGGAATCAGTATTTTCTAATTTGTAATTTTCTGATAATTCTTTTAATACATCAAATTTCATTTTTTTACCTCATTAGATAATAATTCCAATTAGATCAGATTTGTACTCTGGAATAGACTAATCATCTATTGCTGTATACAAATCTTTGTGATCTATAAATTATCTATATGTTGGAATTATTATACTTAAATAAAACTATAAAGAATTATATAACTCTTGCTTACGTTCGTTGAGCATTTGGATAATCTTCTGTTTATCTGGAAGATCATAAGCACCACTGTCGTCAACATACGTAAACCGTTGTTCAAATAAATGCTTAGCTCTATCACTAGTATACAATGCAGATGCATCCTCAATGTCTTTGAGGAGATCTAATTGATCTAGTGTAAAGAATTGTTTATACATATTTACAAATTCTTTGTAGTCACCAAATACATGAGTACATGGTACGAATAAGTAGTTTGCATGAACTAACTCATGAGCTGTTTCGGATAATGGAATTAATCCGACAAATCCATTGTAATGATTCCACATTACTTCTTTAGCAATAGACTCTTCGTCAATTGGTTCTCCAAGAGTTTGTCTCTTACGGAAGATAATTGTACAAATGTCATATAGAGTAATTGGATCATGGTGTACATGGATTTTAATCTTAGGGTTCGGAACGTTAGATACGTTTCTATAGAACGCACAACTATTCATATTGAATGAGTTACGTAGATATTGGATATATTGTTGATATTCAAATGATCCACGTACTGATTTCTCTAACTCTGAAAGAAATTTCTTAAAGTCTTTTTGGTCAGCTAAGTTCCAGTCATTTAAATCATATGGAGGAATATTAGTAAGTTTAATAACCTCTGGTTCACTAGAACTAGATTGCACCATACTTAAAGAGTAAGGATTTCTCATGATAACCTCCTTTCAATAAGGGTTATCATAATGTTAATTTTCAGGTTGCGGAATGAATTCAGATAGATCTTCGAAAGTACATCCATCTTCTGTATCATATACATCTAATGAAATACCTTCAACACCATCAATCTCTTCTTCAGAATTATTATATTCAGTTATCTTTTGACATACAGTTTCAAGATCACAATCTTTAGGTATACCTAAGATAGGACCTAATACTTCATTGACTTCGATTAATGAATCATAGTATCTATCAATACATTCATCATCTTTGCAGATGCTTAAAGCATATCTAGTAGTGTAGAAGTTTCCATCGACATCTGTATTTACATAAACACAGTTTCCTGGCTCTTCACATGTACCAACTACATCGATATTTGGATAGATGGATTGTACCCATTCTTTAAATCGATCTATAGCTGGACACCAAGCACTTTCTATTTGGATATCATAAGTATAAACGTCCATTGAATCAATGTAGTCTATTTGATCAGATAACCAGTTAAAGTTATCACGACCATCAAAGTTAAACTTCTTAGTTCCATATGTATCACTAATCTTATGAGTTATATGATTACAATACTCATCATCAGTTTCAAATAAGTATACTAAGTTAGTCATTAAGAACTCTAAGTTCAATAAGTCTTGCTCTGTATTTGGAGTTATAAAAGTTATAGCATTATACGCATAGTTTGCCATATCAATGACCTCCTAAGAAGAAGCCAAGATAGTTATTATCCGACATCATGATATAAATAGGATTCTCTGTCTTATTCAATTCATAATAATCATGGAGAACTTCATTCTTATCGGAAAGTCTATCTAAGTTATTAATCTTATTAATAATCTCAGGAGTAACTAATGGAGATATCATTTCCAATAACTCATAATAGTTACAGATTTCACAATCAATATTATATGCACTCTTAACTATAGCTGCAATGTAATGCTTAGGACCTAAGAAGCGAGAGTATGTATTGCTTTCATAAATAACTAAATCATCTTTAGTCATAATACGATAATCAAATTGTACATCAATCACTCCAGCTTCTTGTAATTCATTCTCAAAGTCAAATAAGTTTTCCTTATACTCAGGTAAACAGATTATGATATGAGAATAATACTCTTCAGTCTTATCATCTTTTCTAGTATTATGATCATAATACTCAATGATGTCTTCATGGGTTTCACCAAAGGCTTCTAACCAATTATCTAATAGCTCTCTATTCTTCGAATGGAATGCTAATGTATAGTAAAACTTATCAGTGTCATATATATTCAATCCAGGGACCTTTTTCATTTTACTTATTCTCCTCTTTAATATTAGCCAACAAGATTTTTGTTTCAATAATATTAAGTAGTTTCGATACCTCAACTGTATCGGCAAATGTATTACCGGCTACATCACTTTCTAGTGTATTCAAATCAATTCTAATATAACCATTACTAAATACGACACTAATCTCTTCGGAAGAGATATACAACGAAATGTGTTGCATGTCTAAGTGTCTATTAGTATCAAAAGACAATGGTTCTGCTTTTAATCTAAATCTAGTACAAGTCTCATCTTTAAGAGTATTTACAATCTCTCCAATGAACTTACAGTCTTTATCAGTTTTCATCTTCATCACCTCCTTCTTCATCTAAGAAAATAATCTCATCTATTTCTCTATCAAAGTCATCTTGAACTTCTTCATCAGTCTTCTTTCTAGTATATGAAAGATTATCTATATCTTCTTCAGTGAAAATATTCAATAAAATTTCATTTCTAAAGAATGAACTAAAATTATCGTTCTCAGACTCCTCTAAACAGGTAAAGATACGATCTAGTATAATCGTAAATTCGATGTTTACTGCACTACCCTGTGGAAGTATACTGCTACGTACAAATTCAGGGCATGTATTAGCATAATTAATCACATTATATATCGCAATGGATTCATTAACGGTAGCGGAACGTCCCTCAAAGGAAGCAACGAAATTGTCGTTGTTTACAAATCCATGTGGTCTTTCCGTACAAAGGTTAACGTTAATGTATTCTGCATATGGAGCAATGTATCCTAAGAAGTAATACGGAATCTCAGTCAAATTCATTTTAATCAATGTGTATGGTCTAAAGTCTACTTCTCTACCAACTAATCGATTTATCTCAAATGCATAATGATCAAAGTCATTCGGTAAATCGATTATACCACATTCTAGCTTAAGCTTTCTATCTTCATATCCAGCATAAGTCTTAATAATATTAAACAATGCATTCGATACATTAGTCTTATCCTCTCGAGGATTAGTTATCGTATCTAAGTTCATAGCATCGCTTATTTGTGCAAAGAATGTATCTACAATATCGGAAGTTCTATTCTCCATTCTCATATCGTATAATTCTTTATAAGTTGTCATGAAGATATGTGTACTATTATCGTATCTACCATACTTCATTAAGTCTAAGATATTTACTTTATCTTCATCAAAGCTAAGATAAAAGATAATATTAATATTCTCTAAGTGGGAATCAAAGTAATTACAATACAAGAGTATTACATTAATTCCACTCTTAACAACTTCAATCTTTTCCTCTTTGATTTCTTCACGAGTAAAGTAAGTTCTAATTCTATCGATTAACTTCATTATCCATTCTCCATCTATCTAAATGATATCTAAAGTTAGTCTCGAATTCTAATCTAACTTCATTAAATATTTCTTCTTGTGTACGGAATTCTTTATCAGTTTTATCTAATCGAATTTCCTTTACACAATAACTCTTGTTAATGAATAAGTGTTTAAATAGTTCATTCACCAATTCTAAATATTTAAACTCACCTTCATTAATATCATTATCGGAATTTCTTTCTTGTATCAATTCCTTAGTTGTCTTTTTATCATGAATCATCTTAAGCATAATATTAGTATCTGGTAATTCCAATTCATCATATACAATATGCTCATAATCTCTGATAAATTCTTTTAGTCTATGAGATTCTAAATAATATCTTAGATTCTCTACAGATAAATCACTACGTAATTCTTGTAATGCTCTGATACCTTGATAGTAGATATTTGAATATAACCATCTATCCATTACGATAATATATCCGTTATCATAATACTCTTTGATTTTATTATACCAACTATCATAAAAGTCTAATGCATATAAAGTACTAATCTTCTCTGGAGATAATTGCTTCATATGTCTTGTATTCTTGAAATAGTTTCTTAATAGATAACTGCTATCTGATTCATAGTTAGGAAAACTAAATAACTTAGCTTTATATCCTAATTCATTCTGAATATAGTCTACTAATTGTTTAGCATTAGTTTCCTTAAAGCTACAATCAGTTCCTTCAAAAGTTACCATATACTTGAATGGTATTTCTCTTAGTTTATCAATTGTCTTTGTCATTGTTTACTCCTTTACTTATAAATATTTCTTATTAGAATATTGATAGCTTTTTAATATATCATTACTATCAAGATAATAATATATAAACTAACTTGTTTTTCATATATACTACAGTTGCGTCATTAAAAGGAGAGGGGAGTTAAGAGGGGAGAACGTAGTTCTCCCATCTTATCCCGCGAAGCGGTATAGAATACAACAGAGTACAGTTGAGTATAGTTGCGTCCTAAAAAACTTTGTTGCCATGCCCGTAAGGGCAAATGGCAACTGTAGTCAAATGTCTTTTCTATACAGATGAATTCTATTGAAGTATCTAATAAACTAACTTATTATAGATAAACTATTACTTACTTCAATAGAATAATTGATATCAATATTTACTGATATTCTTATAGATAAACTTATACTGATATCTAATATACTAATTAGTATATCAACAAGTTTATTCAATAGAATAATTTATATAGATAAACTTCTTATCCACTTCTAATTTACTAATACTCTATTGATATACTATTAGTTAATACAGATAAAATTAATATATCAGTATACTACTGAATAGTATACTGATATTATTTAATCATTTCTAGTATATCGATAAAGTTGAATATATCTATTCAACACATCTTTCTCACGTTTCAGATAGTATAAACTCTTTTATTTATACGACACCCATTTCATCCGTTCCCGTCCGCACTCCACTTCTTCATGGGTGTCGTATAAACTTCGTTTATACATGCCCCCCCCTCCCCCCCCACAAGGAGCCAAAACAGACA